CCAACGCCGTTTTTCAGCCCAACCCGCCCCCCCTGGGCATTGAACCACCCCGGGACGCCTTTGTTACCCTGCTGAGGCCCAAACCAGGCCGCTCCGTCTTCACGCTGGACAGTCTGAACATTACCAATCTGGATCGGCCTGACTTTGAACCCATACTGTGTGTCCTGCCAGCCATCGGAAGGTGCAGGCCCGAAAAGATCCGCAGACATATCCTTCCCACCGACTGCGGCAGGCGCGGATGGAGTTGCAGGCGTGTCGAACAGTTCCTTGGATAGATCACGTCCGGGAGCCGCCATTACTGGATCCTCCATCCTTTCGCCTTGGCTGCCTGGACCACCTGATCCAGCGTCTTACCCGAGGCCGCTGCGGTAGCCTTGGCATCAGCTAGGGTCATCACTTTGGGCTGCGGGGCAGGCTGCGGGGCGCCCTGAGGACCGCCAAAGGCCACCTGGCCCTTGAGCGCGGCATCCCTCTGTGCCAGCCAAGATTGACGCTGACCTTGAACCAAATTCGACAGCGTAGCGAGGCCACCCTTGATCTGCTGTGGGCTACTGAAGGATGGGATCAGGTCGGAGAGTTCTTTCCGCTCCTCGGCTGTTGACTGAGAACCTGCTAGATATTTCCCGACCTCATTGGAGAAGATCTGACCGGCGATCTTGAAGTTTGTCGCCTGATCCGAGCCGAACTGAGCGCCGAACTGGTTCCCTAGCTTGTTCGCAAGCTGGACATTCCCATTGTTCAGCGCATCCGCGATCTGGCTGAACACTGCCGCGTGGTGTAGAATGGTTTCCTGTTGGCGGAACGCATCCGCACCCTTGCCGGTAGTGAAATACTTTTGAGCCGCCTGAGCTGACGCAAACTGCTGTTTCGCCCCAGCAAGATTGGGGGCAGCCCCCCCTGCGGTCTGAGCCGCTGCTAAATTGATGATCTCGTTCCGAAGGCCAGGCATCCTGGCGCTTAGATCCGAATCAAGCTGGCCAGTCTGAATGTATTTCTGAACCAGCATTTGTTTGGCTTCGGGTGTCAATGCGTTAGTTCCACCCTGCATCATTAGCATAGAGGTGGGAGGCCGCATCTTTTGAGGCCGCCCATTGGCATCCAGGATTGGGACGGCATTACCGTACTTATCCACCCCGAAAGCATTGTTCCCTGGGTCGGCATGGACACCGGTGATTTCAGGTCGCAGGCCATTGATCGGGGCCGCTCCCGTCACATCGCCTGTTAGCGGATCTTGCTTGATGAGGTTCTGCCCCTGGATGGTCGTCTTGGGGGTAAACAGGCCAAGAACATCCTTAGCAACATGGGTTTTTAATCCCTGGAGGATACCCCAATTCTTGAGCGCATCTGGACCTTGCAGGCTCTGGAGTTCGGTCAACATTTCCTGAGCCTGGGCAGGGGGCAGATCACCACTCGCAGCATGGCGCCGAACGACTGCCGCGACACTCTGAGGCGTAGCATTAGGGCCAGACGTAGCCGCAAGAATGTCATTCCCCATTCCCTGCGTCTTTTTGATGCCAAGGTCGTATTGATCGCCTTCCAGCTTCACGCCCTTCTGCCGCATGTCCAAAATGGTGCTGAGATACTTCTGAGCGATAGGGGAAGGGCTCTTGGAAAGGGCCTGGACGGGGTCTTGCCCATTCGCAATGGCGGTTTTGAATGTGTTGCGGAAATCCTGAGCATCTTGAATCTGCTGCTGAAGTTGCTGGTTCTGCATCTTCTGAGCCTGCATCTGGAGCATTCCGCCTTGTAGGGCCATGCCTTTAGCTGCAACATCCATCGGCTGCATAATCGGCGTTACGCCCTGGCCTGCCTGAAGAGAGATTGTGGGATCAAGAGCCATGGTTTCTCCTTACCCGACCGGAACCGTGGGCATCGGATTGCCCCAGTTATTCCCGAAATTCGCTGCCGATCCTGGGATCCCGGTGATGCTATACGCCCCGCCGCCATTCATCGAATTCAGCAGATTGTATTGCTGCCAGCCGTTGAGGCCGGTGTTCAGCGCGTTGCTCCAGGCATTAGCAGATCCGATCTGACCCGCCGCCTGGACTGCCCCGGCGCCCGTGATGTTGTTCCCCATCTGTGCCGCCGTCTGCATCCCCATTTGACCAACTTGAGCATTTGATGCCTGCCCAAGCCCCGCCAAGCTGGCAAGCTGCCCGAAGCGGGTGGATCGGTCAGACATGGCACGGTTCCAGGCATTCTGATATTCCTGCGAACCCATGCCCTGTCCGTAATCCGTTAGGCCCCGCACCTGGGCACCCGAGAGCGTCATGCCACGGGCCGCGCCAGATCGGTCCAGGGCTTCCCGGCCCTGCTGCATCCTGAAGGCGAACCCGGGATCCATTTGGACGCTGGACTGAGAGAGCGGGGTTGAGAACTCCCCGCCTGGACCCGTGAGCGATGTCAACTGTCCAAGGGCGCCCTTGCCTGCGTCCAGCCAAGGCTGCTGATTCGCCTGCTGCTGCTGGAACATGGCCCATTGCTGGGCATTCGCGGCATTCGCGGCGTTGGCCTGAGTCTGGGCGGCAGACTTGGCCGCGTTGGAGCTAAGCAAACCTCCGACGATGGCACTCCCTGCGATTGCAGTAGCTACGCCCGACATGTGACCTCCACGGATTGACGATAATCAACAGTAATTTCTTCGCCTAAGTAACCGCCCAAATTACCGCCAATCGGCTTGATAGCTACCAAATAAATCCCGTCTTTACGCAACGCCATTTTGGCATTAGGGGCACCTGAATGATTGGTATAGCGCCCAAGGGGGGTCCGTAGACTATCTATGCGAGCAGGTCCAATTAGTTCATTCGCGCTGATATTGGCACACGCGAAAACACCGCGCCCGTGGATTGGAGAAGGTGCTAACTGGAATTTATATGATCCATAGGGCATCGGCATCTGATCAGAAGTATCCTCGGATTGGGTTTTAACGCTCTCTTCGCTAACTCCCAAATCAGACAACATCTTCCTGAAATCATCGTGAGCTTCGGAAGGATCACTAATCCTTTGGGTGTTGAATTCATTGAATGTATCTGTTTTTTCTAGAAACATTGCTTCCAATTTCTCCACATCTGTTTCATTGGTAGCATACACATTAAGCCAGACCGTATCTTCTTCGATGAAGCCAGCCTTGCGCCCCGGCTTGCCAACAAAAATCATGGGAGCTTCAAGGCAAGATCCGTCTGTCATCAAAACCTTACCAGTGAGCATGATATTCAGGTGCTCTTGTTTCTGATGATGCCCAATCGCAAATAGGCCCTTCTTGAGCATCACTTCGCGGATATAAACACCAGGCCCGAACCGGTGGACAACGGGGCACGGCTCTTGCTGCATTTTGAGCATAGATTCTTCGACCGTTGCGAGATTCAAAGGCATCGGAGCACGGCTGCCGATCTGATTGATTTCGGTATGGCTGGGCATGTAGGGGGCTTGGAAGATCATGCGGCCACCTGCGAATTATCGTAAAACGTGCGCCAGATCGTCCCATCCCACCAGACAGGGCATCCGGTCCCGGAGCCTGCACCCTCACCAGCCTTGCGACCGTTCGAGGCTATCGTAACGGCCCCGATGGAGGCCGCAGGAAGGCTAGCCACGGGATAGGATCGGCCTGAGTATTTGAGGGCCAGATAGACGCTATTGAACCAGAGCGCCCAGGATGAGGGCATCGGCTGCGTGGGGTTTTCATTGATCGGTGCAGGATTCACGGCCATTTCAGCTCCCACACGGCGTCAGATCGAGGTCCGCGCCGACAATGGCAACGTCCACAGGATCGGTGATCGTGATCTCATACACACGGTTCCGGCTTACCCCGAGCATCCGCCAAATCGCACGGGCCAGCGTGTTGCCGCTACGTCCAAGGCTAGTCCACTTCTCACTGGACCACGAGATCCCGCCGTCATCCGAGTATCGGAGCATGACCTGGGGATCCTGGCCTTGGGAAGTTCCGTCCGTTCCCACGCCAGGCCGGACATCAAGCTGGAATTTGGAATGGATGGCCCGCTTGAGGTTCGTTGAAACATGCGGTGACCGACGGCGCCGAATGATGGGTGTCGTGTCGTCCAGACGGCTTGAGAAGCCGAGGGTGTAGATCCTCCCGTCCTCATAGTCTCCGACGATGTGCTGCCCGAAGGCGAAGACGTGGCAATTGGCCCTCCAGCGCCCCTGTGACCCGTCCTTCGCCACACTCTGCCATTCCACCCATTGCCCCATGGTGGTATCGAGAACCCAGGTCGTCCCGGCATCAGTAAAATTCAGGCAGTAGAACGTATGGCCCCGCATTTGGAAGATGAACCCCACGGCGTCCGAGATGGTCCCATACCCCTGTATTGCCAGTTCTACACCGTAGTTCGAGGCGCGGACGGCCTGGTAGCCCACGGCCCGTAGAACGATACCGTTCCCGTATTCGTTCTCCCCCAGCCAGTAGAGAAGCTCTCCATCTTTGGCCGGCGAAAGCGCGGCAGCACAGCCATGCTCGATCAGTGCGCCCTGGACACGGTCAAAGGCTAGCCCAGCATTCCCGGAGTCGTAATAGGGTTCAGTCGTCCGGCTCCCAAAGATGAAGAGCTGATTCCGATAGGGCAGTAACGTGACCACGTTATCCGGGGATGCCTCCGCAGTCGCAAAGTCCAGCGGCTGGTAGTTCATGCCATCGTAAAGCTCACTCCGGTAAACCTGCCCCGTATCGGGCCGCGCTAGCAGGAAATACCCATCCAGGAACACCACCTTGGAGGATGAGTAGAAATTCGGGCTTGTGATCTGCTGGAGATATTTGTTGTCTAGCTGGAGGATGTAACCGTAGAGGCCGTCCACCACGATTAACTGCTGCCCGTTATCCGCCATGGATACGGAGCCAGATTCCGTCTTGAGCCGCCCCATGAATTTGGTGCTCCAGTCGGAGAAGATCTGATACAGCCCATTCCCTCCAACCGCGAAGACCTCGCCGGTCGAGGGGCACCGCCAGAGGCCACGCACGGGAGACTGGGGGAGCAAGCATCGCCGCGTCAGATCAGGACGGCACACAAGCGCCCCGATGGTTTGGTCCTTGCCGGTCTGAAGTTCATCAACTTCCGGGTATAGGTTGATAGTCCTCTGGCAATCCAGCGTCACCGTGGAGAGCGTGTAGGATGGTCCAACAAAACCCGGAAGTCGCGGCATTACTTCTTCACTTTCTTGGGCGTGAACTTCTTGGAGATGGCCTTGTCAGCCTTCAGATCGGCCTTGGACCCTTCCTTGATGCCCATCTTCTTGTCCATCTTCTCGTCCATGGCCTTAGCCTTCTTTGAGGCGCCCTTGGGCATCCCCACTTCCTTCTGGTCGATGTATTTGCGGGCCTTCATTTCTTGTTCCACTTCTTCGCATTCTCAGCGAAAACGATCCGCTTCTTCTCAGCGGGGGTTGCGGTTTTCTTGGCGGCTTCCAGCTTCTTGGCGGGGATTTTCTTCCCGGCAGGAACACCAAGTTCCTTGTGCAGTTTGCCCTTGTTCGCGGGCTTGATCATGACCGGCTTTGCCATTTGCTCTCCTAATCCACCACACGCCCCTTGGATTTGATTGCGGCTTCCGATGGGCCAGTCGGGTTGCCACATAGCGCCGATTCAACCCGCAGAATCGGGGCGACGAGATTCTGGGATTTGATGGTGTCTTTCGCGTTCACTGCCACACGAGCGACATCTGGATTCACCGGCAGCCCGAAAAGGGGAGCGATGCGGGTTGCCAGTGTGTAGACAATCGCCTCTTCATATCCAGGCGGGAATACGAAATCATCGTTGATGCTGGTCGCCTGGGTGAGCTGCTGAGGAAGATACAGCACCACTGAGCAGGCATCGGTAGGGATGGGCCAGAAATCCAGCGTCTGGAGCGGGAAATCACCCCTCGGGTGAACTTCCAGCGGGAAGGTACTTGTGACCGACTTGATCAGCACGTTCTGCCAGTCGTCATCCGAATCAATGTCTATCGGGATTTCAAGCGTGGGTGCTGATGCAGTCGGGATGATGGAAACCTGGTTAAGCCAGATCGGACGCGCCACATTGAAATCACCCCCCGGCCCGAGAGTGTAGCTCTGCTTCCCAACCGTGAGCGGGAAAGTCGTGGGGCTGTATGTGAACACCATCAAAGACTGAGCCGACCACGTAGCCAGCATCGCATTGAACCGCCGCAGACAGGCCGTGGCCCGCTGCGCATCCATGCCTTCGGACGGATCCTGAACCCCGATAAGCATCAAGGCGTCATTCAGGATGTCGCGAACCTTAGTCATTGGATTCTTCGGTCAGCGCGGAAGCAGGCTCAAGTTGTCCCTGGTCGTCTTCCGGGTCGTCTTCCGGGTCGTCTTCCGGGGCATCCGCAAGATCGAAGGCGGCAGGAGAATCAGCCCAGCTCTTACCGAGCTTCCGATCTTCGGCCCTGGAATGGACGATCTTCGATTCACCGGCCTTATTGTGCCGCCAAGCCGGATACTCGGAATTCCCCATGATGAGAATGGACATTCGACGCTCCTATTGAGTCCCCCGCGCCAGATCGAAACCCGGCGCGGGGGGTTGTGTTTAGTCGAGGCCGCCAAGATCACGGAGGGTGATAAGCCAGTAGCCAGCCCCCTCAGTGAAAGCGGTCACAGCCGAGGCGGTGAGCCTGATCGTGCTGGTAGCGGTGCCCTGCAAAATGTTGTAGGGGTTCTGCTTAAAGACGTTCGCCACGGCGCCCTTAGCCTGGGTGCCAGCCAAGGCAGTCAGGGTGCCAGGGACGGCCACACCGTCGATGTAGGGGGTAAGGGTCGCGGTCTTGCCAGCCGTGGTGATGGGCGTGACGGTGACGAAGTCAACCTTCTCGACCTCGAAGGGGAATCCGGGAGTGTAATTCGTGAGTTCATCCGCATTGGCAATAGCCGAAGCAGCGAAGACGGGCACGGTCACGGTGTTGTGACCGGGCAGAGTGATGTTTTTGGTGACGACCTGCGGAGTGCCTGCCATTTTGAATTCTCCTTTTTTCTTCGATTAACCGACGACGCGGCAAGCGAACCCAGGACGGCCAAGGGCAGAGCCCCGGAGCACGTCAAGGCGCCACAGCTTTTCATCGGTTCGGCCATCGGTGTATTCATACACGCGGATGGACAGGTTGAGGTCAGGGGCCTTCATGCGGACGCAGTTCTGGCCCATGTCAGGCAGGACAGCAGTAGCGAACACAAGGCCATCGGGGTGAAGGACAATGCTTTCCTGGGCCACAGCGCCGGAAGCGTAGAAGGGACGCACACGGGCAGAAGTCAGGGGCACGGAATCCACGTTCTGGTTCGGGCCGGAAGCGATGAGGGGTTCCGTGTTGACGATGGTCATCGCGCCACCGGAATCCGAAACCGTGGTAGCTACACACCACTGCTTCAGGATGCCCAGGCTCTTCTTGCTCACACGATCAACGGCGTAGACGCCATCCACCGTGTAAACGTCACCAGCGTTCAAGGTCGAAGCGCCAGCGGACCAGGAGTTCGTCACGAACTGGGTAGCACCGTCCAGCGTGGTGCCATTCATCACGGGCGATCCTGCCCACACGCCGCCAACATGAGTCTGAGCGTTTCGGTCCGTGCTCCACTTCATGCCAGCCGCGTAACCCATGTTGCCCTCACGATACTGCCGGGCAATTTCCTGGGTGGGGTTGAACACGGTCGAAGTCCCATCAATCACAGAGGCCATCGCCAGCTCATGAAGAACGGCGGAATGGGTGCCGTCCTTCGGGGCTCCCCCAACCAAGTGAGTCAGAGCCTTGGCCTTGTTAAAAGCGGAAACCTTCGTGGGCAAGGTGTTCGTGACGCCGGTCCCGGTGATGAGTGCCACCTTCTGGATCTGGAGCCAAAGCTCGTAGTCCAACTGGCTGATCACGGTCGAGATGCGGGGCCGGAGAACCTGCTGGAGGTCGTCAATATTCAAAGCCAGCTCTTCCGAGGTGACGATGAAATCCGCACCGCCCTGCGTCACAGTGACCGGGATAAAGGTGTCATTCAGCGCACTGGGCGAGGCCACCTTGCCCTCGCGCCACTGACCGTAGCCAGGGACGCGGATATTGCGAGTGGAACCGGCCTGAGCCGTGCCGTCCTGAGCGAATTCCTTGTCATCGCGCCGGACGTTCTTGATGAGAGTCCCATCACCTTCGATGACCGCGAGAGCAGCCTTGGTGATGTGAACTGCATTGTTGTAACTATTGGTCGCCATTGTTGGCAGTCCTTAGCTTGGCCCTATTGGATCTGCACATACGAGTCCCGCCGGTGCGTAACCGGTGCGGGGGCGTTCGTGCCAGATAGGGGCGTAATTGGGGGAGGGGCATTGCTGACCCTCTTTTCGGTTGTGGGAGATGCACTCAGCTTGTCCTCGATCCGTGCCAATTCCTTGATGGCCCGGATGGGGTCAAGGGCAGTAATTCGCAGCAGATCGTTAGGATTCTTGCCGAAGTGGTATTTCAGTGCCGGGGCCAGATCAGAAGAAGAAAGCGCCGCGTCCACAGCCTGGAAAGCGGGATGAGTCTGGGGCGTCATGCCTCGGACCGTGTCCGCCAGGTCTTCCATCACATCGTCCCAATCAGGCTTGTCCGAGCCATACTTGGCATCGGCTTCCCTCCAGGCGGCTTGACGGCTTTCCATGTCTTTCCGGGCCTGTTCAGCCTTGAATCGGTTCTCCGTTTCCTCAGCAGCCGCTTTACGGTGGAATTCCGCAAGGGCGGCGCGCCAAGAAGCCAGATCATCGAAATCCTCAATCTGAGGCTCGTTCGGATCAATGGATGGCTTGGGATTCTTGATCTGCGCTTCAAGCTCGGCAATGCGGCGCTTGGCTTCGGCAGCATCAGCTTCAGCTTTTTCGGCGCGTTCCCGTGCCCGCACAGACCCGGGCTTCTTGTGGGGCTTCTCTTCTTCCTTCGGGGCCTCGCCTTCCGCCTTCTTCTCGGGTTCACCCTCTGCCGCCTTGGGCTCATCAATGGCCTTCGGGGGCTCAGGAGGGTCCGTCTTGACGGGTTCGGGCGTCACAACGGCGGGTTCGCCGTCATTCTGCGGGCCAAGGATCTGGTAATCGGTCATTGCATTGCTCCTTCACCGGCACTAGGGCCAGCAATTTGGGCGCCCGGTTGGGCGGGTTGCTCACCAGCGGGGATCGCCGGAGAACTTGGAGCAGCCGGTTCCGGCATCGGCTGGACCGGTGCGGAAGGCGGTTGCGAAAGCATCTCGTGATGGAGCATCAGAAGGGTTTGGACATCCGCCATGTGCTCAGACAGTTGAGCCAGCACGGCGTTAGCGTCGTTATTCGCATCCGAGGTCGGGGCCTTAGCCTGGAGTTTAGCCTGGATGATCTGGGCTTCGGCCCGGATATTGGCGACCTCGATATCCGTAGCAGAGGCGATCTGGGCAGCGTTGATCTTGGCTTGGTTTTCGAGGCTCTTGGTTTGGAGTTCGTCCGTAAGTTCGTGAACCCTGGCGGTAAGTTGCTGGACCATCTGCTGCGCCTGCTGCATCTGCTGCTGGACTTCAGGCGGAATAGTCGTTCCGCCTTCCTCCGGCTTTTTGAACTGTGGAGGCGTCACACGGTCTGCGAGTTCGTCAGCGGCGGGGAAATCCATCTGCCGGACCAAGATATCCAGGCCATTCTGCGCAACGGCGGGGGCGATCTTCGCAAGGTTGATCAACTGCGACACATTTTCCTGTCGTTTTGACTGGAACGACGGTCCTGCGACGATAGAAACGTCATATTTCCCAGCCGTCAGGTCATAGATCTTTTCCAGACCGTTGCGCGGATCCTTCACGGGCTGCTGAGTATTGACCTGGACCATGCTCTGCTTGCCATCTACCCCCACAATTCGGAGCAACCGCTCGGCATCCACAACCTCAGGCAGCATGTTCAGCGCCACGCGCCACATATGGCGGAGAGAGCGGTTGAAATTGTCCGAATAGTGGAAATTGGCCGTCATACCCTGATTCTGGAGGCTCTTAATTGCCACTCCAGACTGGTTCGCGCTATCCGCAAGTCCGCGTGATGGGTCATACATGCCCGTGACGGCCTTCATGTCCTCTTCAGTGTCCTTCAGAGCGACGGTAATGGCCTGAATGGCGGGCTCTTGAATGTTCCTGGTGGGCTGGGGCATCTGTCGCCCCTCGGAATCATATGCCTGGTAGAACAGGGCGGAGTAATTCTGTGTATTGGCCGTGCTCCAGGTCCGATCACCCTCCGGAAGTGACCCCAGCGCCACAATCCATGGGGCGCGCGGAGCCAATCCGATGGTTTCCGTCTGGGCAGACTTCCAGACGTTGACCATCCGCTGAACGTCCTTCATGCCCCGAACGACGCCCCGGTAGTCCCGCTTGCCGTTTACGATCAGTTCCTTGCCGTAGACCGGGATAATCGGAATGAACTTACCGGGAACGTCACCACGCTCCAGAATTTCATTGGCGCAAACCTTATACCACTTCACCTTAGTGACATTGGATGGGCGTTCCTTGGGGTTCCCATCATCGTCTTTCGCTACTTTGTCGCCCTTCTTGAGCTTGGCCTTATCTATGGACT